CTGCCAGAAATCAAAAGGATTGATTGGATCTTCATCATCAAACTCAGGTTGCATAGCATTTAGAATCTTATCAAAGATCTTTTTGCCATACTTAAAGAGAAATACTTTACCTTCGTTCTGAGGATTCGCAGGATCTTTTACAACGTAGATATTGGAATAGTATGACAGTTTGCGCTTTTGCTTACGTACAGTTTCTTTATCTTTTTCGCTTCCACTATTCCACAGACCGCGATTGAATTCGCTTACTGGATCTTTTTGTCCAAGGGTGGTTAGACTGTTCTCAATATACCAACCACCAGCACCTTGGAAGGCATGGGTATACATCTTTGCCCAAGGAACATCCTCACCATCAGGTGCAGGAAGGAAACGGATAACTGCGGAACCCACCCCAGTCTTATCCATCTCTGGTTTCCATAGACGCTCATCAGCACCACCAGAAGTAGTGCTCATTTTCTCTACTTGCTTGACTAGTTTTTCGGTTAGAGAACCAAGAGAGGATTGCTTTTTAAGGTTTTGAAATGACATTTGTACCTCGTATTGAGTAGGATTTGGCCTTTGTGTACTTCGTTATTCTACAGGTCTGAACCTGTCTTGTCAATCTGTTCTTTCATGACTTCAAGCATCTTCGACATGTTGTTTAGGATGATGTTCATATCAGTTCCGTGGGGCATACCCATCATAATGGCAGATTCAACAATACGTCCTTTCATTTCCTTTGCTTCAGGGTCATCAGATAAACTCATTCTAGTATAAAGAACTTTTTGTTTATCCAACAATCTTTCCAAAATTTTTACATGCTCAAGTTTTTCTTCCCTGGACATTGTAGGAAATTTAAAAACGTTCGAATAAACTTCTTCCTGTAAATCGGTGATTTCTGCCATCTCAGCGCGGACGACTTCGGAATCAAAGAAACTCATTTGTCTCCTAGAACTAGTTCTTTTAAAATTTTGCGATAACGCAGTACATCTATATGTAGGAAAGGTTCGTATTTTTTAATTCTACGACTTACGGTTTCCCACACAGGGTCTTTGAGTTTCTTATCAAACTTATTCCCAAACAGGAATATCTTGTTGTAAATAACTAGAGTTTCTATACTAATTTTACCGATAAGAAACTTTTTTAGAAGAGGTGGATGTCCCTTAGAGCAATTAAAAACATCTTCAAACTTATTCTCCTCGAAGAGACTTTCAGACTCTTCTTTAAAAACATAAGAGAGAGATTGTACTTTTCTCTGCCACTTCGTGTACCTATCCTCCCCCTCTTTTATAATCTCACCAATCCAGAGTGTTTCTGGATCATTACATAAAACAAAATTTGCTACAAAAAAGTCTTCAACTTCTTTTTCGTCTTTTTGTCTGGACAATTTCTCAAACCAGAATCTGTCCTTACGTTTATAAAAAGATTGAAGACTTGCTCTGGTTTTTTTGTTGTACTTATGATAGTCGTATGAACTTTTAGTAAAATGATTTTTTAATGCCAAATAAGTTTTATAACAATCAAATGGTGCCATTCAAAATACTAACTTTGCGCGGGATGTTTTCTTGAGGAAATTCAGTTCCATTGCTTCATATTTAATTTTTTCTTTCAATGGTTTAGAAATTAGTTTTGGAACTGATTCTAGATCGATACTATTCTGTTCACAGAAGTAAACGATAGCATCAATGTAATTCATTTCGGGATTAACCTGCACAAGTTTTTCAATCTCTTGCGCAAACTTTGATGGGCAAAAGAATTTACTCTCTAAAACTTTTTCTAATTCATTTTCCATTTGACCTAAAACTGTTATATGCAAAATTTTAAACGCGAACTTATACTGAGTATATCAGTATTTCTTTATTCAGTCAATTCGTTTAACTTATCATTAACAAATTTTCTAATATACTCTGTGAGTAATTTTAGATATTTTTTCTTATCTCTTTCTTCATAAACTACACAATCACCATCTTCACAAGACATAATGATTACAAACTTTTTAACTACTAGTCCAGTAATTTCATATAGCATTGCTGCATATGCTGCGCACTGAACAAAATATCCGTCAATCCAGTCTCTTGGTTTTGGTTGCTTTGATGATTTAAAGTCAATAATGGAGAGTTCACCATCAAATTCTGCTATACAGTCACAAGTACCTGCAATTCCAAGAACTTCGCTATACAATGCCCCTTCAAGAGCATGGATATTATTTATACGCTCTAGGGTTGGTTTAGCAATTTTAAAAAGATGTTCTGAGATTGGTTGAACTGAAGGAAGTTCTTTATTCAGCAAATGATATTCAACAAGAGTATGCATATCGGTTCCCCGACTTGTTGCTCTCTTAGTAATTTTATCTGCTTCTTCTGCTCCTACTCTCTTTCTCCATGCATTAAAGAAATCTTTCTTATAATGACTAATAACAGAAGTGATAGAAACTAACTTTTTATTACCTGAAGGTAACTTGTAATACCTCACACCATCTACCAGTTCCCTTTCAAGAACTGGTAGATCCAATTCTACATGTTCAAAAATCATATAATAGTTTCCATCTTTGCAAGAATATATTCTTTTACGAATCCAGAACGAACAATATCATCCACACCAAATTCAACAATATCAATTGACGGCATAGCACGAAGAATCTTCATGAAGTCAATGATTCCATTCTTTTCATTAGTCTTAATCAAATCACTCTGAGTGGCATCACCACAGAACATAATCTTAGAATTCTCACCAACGCGAGTGATAATGGAATCCAGTTCGTGGAAGTTTAGATTCTGGAATTCATCTACGATAATGATAGCATTATCCAGAGTAGTTCCCCGAATAAAAGAAGTACTCCAAAAACTAATCGTGCCTTGAGTTTTAAGATTTCCATAGAGCATTTCAAATGATGCATCATCTGGCATTTCGAACATATACTTTACCATATTCTTGTATGGAATTTGATAAAGAGAAGATTTATCTTCATGGTCTCCTGGAAGAAAACCAATCTCACGAGTAGCAACTAAAGATCTTACAATGTAAATTTTATCATAAGGACTCCTTTCATCTAATACATCCCTAAGAGCATTGTAAAGAGTGATAAAAGTTTTACCTGTACCAGCACATCCATAAGCAACTAAATGTTTTTCCTTTTTATATGAATCAAATAATATTTTTTGATTGTCTGTGAGAGGTTCAATATCTCTCACCAAATCCATATTAATTGGTTTCTTCCTCTTCATTTGCTTAGCAGTCATTCCAACTCCAATGGGTTGATCCTCTCTTTTTCTTCTTGCCATATGAAATTAAATTGGTTTTACTTTTGATCCTGGTGCTTTAGATGCTTTGTGAAGAACATCATTCCACCCTGGGTGAGATTTTTTGAGGCGATCATAAACCTCACCAAGTTCTCCAGCACTGGGACAAGTGGATGGATCACTCCAGTCCCTTGTCCAGTCTGAATTTTCTTCCTTCCATTGGTCCCATTCAGTAACAGACATCGTTACTTCTTTTTGTTCACCAGTGATTTTATTCACTACAGGATATGTTGCCAAGTTTTTTCCTCCATTTTATATGAGAGTATTTATTCAATAGTGATGGAAGGAGCATCCACGCATTCAGAACAACCATCACGGGTCCATCCAAGTGCGGTAGAAACAGCAGGGAATTGGCAGGTAAAGATGCAACGAATCAACTCTGCAATTTCCATATGTTCTTTCTGTGTACCATGAGCAGAGCGAAGGTCGATATAGTGAATCCAAGAACGCACAGAACCCGTCATATAGAGGCGTGTGGGCGTTGCTAGGGGAAGTACAAATCTTGCACACTCCTTTGCCACTCCTTTGTCTAGAAGGCGATCATAAAGTCTCTGAGCGTTCTCAAAATGAACTCGAATATCTTCTGTCAGAGTCAGTTTTAGATAGTCGGGAATATCATCAATTGAGTTCTGACGATTCTTATCATCCTGCCTACGAAGTTCTGGTAGAGGAATAGATTGATTTAGAAGGTTTGTATCTGCATACCTTTGACTGAACTCTTGGAATGTAAAAGAACGATGTCTCAGTATCTGTGCAGCAATTCCTCTTGTTGTATTAATCTCAACAGTCATTGAAGCCTGCTCAAAGATGCTCCAATGCTGATGTTTAATACAGTACTTAAGCAATCCACCAAAACTTTCGTTTTCTTGGTTCTTAGGATTACTCACCCGAGCACAATATGCCATATGCTTCTCTGCATCGGGTGTAACACTAATGAGTTTTACTTCTGGTTTCATGAACTCAAATTCAGTCAGCATCATCGTCATAGAATATTTCGTCGTAATCTGTTAGGTTAGGGAAAATTTTTTCGTAATCTAAAGGTTTATTTGCTTCCTCTTCATCAGCAGCAATTTCTGATTTTAAACAATCAACCAATGATTC